AATTTGTATAAGTTGATTAACGTAACTTATGGAGGAGGATTTGGTACAGAGACGACAATGGGTGGTGGTAGAATTGTTCAGCCTGTCGCACCACATAAATTTGATATGATTGTGAACAGCAATCTCACCCAGCCAACAGTAACATATCCTATTTATGTTCGCTCTGGAGACAACATCTATGTAAGGCCACTTTCTATTCAGTCTGCTGTTCAAGCTAATTATATTAGAAAACCAGAAGACCCGCATTGGGGATATAACACAATTAGCTCTGACCCTGTTTACAACGCAGACAGCTCTGTAAATTTTGAAATATCAGAAGAGGAAGAGACGGAGTTAGTAATCAAGATATGCAAGTATGCTGGCCTTAGTATTAGAGAGGCTGATATTGTTCAGATAACAGCGCAGCAGGAGCAGTTAGAGTACACCAAACAAAATTCGTAACGTATGCCAATAATCGGAACACCTATAGACCAAAGAGAATACTACCAAAATAGCGGTAATAACCCAACTTATGACAACTGGGGTACATATCAGTACTTGCTTTTACAAGATGTTATTAACAACTTCTTACTAACATACGTCGGAGATGACAAGGTCATAAACAAAATTGACAGGAATGAGGTGGTTTTTCATGCTAAGCGTGGGCTTCAAGAATTACACTATGATGCCCTAAGAGAAATACGTGGGTTTGAAGCAGAGCTTCCAGATAATCTCAAGATGCACCTGCCACACGACTTTGTAAGCGCTGTAAAGATATCTTATGTTGGTGATGACGGTACAACTAGACAGATACCACAAAACTACAATACAGCGACTCCTACGAGTTATTTACAAGACAACAGTGCTCAGAAAAACATTCTAATGGATAACAATGATAACGCTCTAACAGGAACGCCTATTATTGAAACAAATTGGGCAAATAAGTCTGACAAAGGTGTTGTTGAGCCTGATACAAATCTTTTAGGCAAACGTTTTGGTATGGACACCGCATCAACTAACCATAACGGAAGCTACGTATTAGATAAAAATCAAGGATTTATACTTTTTAGTTCCGACTTGTCTGGAAAGAATATTGTTATCGAATATGTTTCTGACGGCATGTATGCTCTTGCTGACGATGAAATAAAAGTTCATAAATTAGCAGAGAACTTTATGTACGACTACTTAGTGTCTAGCATATTGAAGCAAAAGTTCGGAGTACAAGAGTATATTGTACGTCGAGCTCAAAAACAAGCTTCAGCATCATTAAGAAACACAAAGATTCGATTAAATTCTATAAAACTAGGCGAACTCACTCAGATTCTACGAGGAAGAGACAAGTGGATAAAGTAGTATGAAGATTAAAAATACATTCAATACTGGTAAAATGAATAAAGACGTCGACGAACGTCTTATTCCTAATGGCGAGTTTATTGACGCAAGCAACATTCGTGTTTTAAATACAACTGGCTCTGACGCTGGTGCTATTGAAAACGAGAAGGGAAATGTCAAGCTAACAAACTTAGCGTTATCTAACAACCCAGAGTGTATTGGCTCGATAGCCGATGAGGCTGAAGAAAAAATCTATTGGTTTATTGTTAATGATGACGGATTTTCATACATATACGAATATGATAGAACAAACGAAATCGTTTCAAGAGTTTTAGCGGATGAAAGAATAGGTGATGAGCAGGTTTTAGGATTTAGCAAAGACTACAAAATTACGGGTGTAAATATTTTCTACAATATTCCGAAGAAAGAGAAGCTTCTTGTTTTTACAGATGACTTAAACCACCCAAGATGTGTTAATATAAACAGAGCTAAAGGGTATGGTTTAAATAACTTTTATGAAGAAGATATTAATCTTTACAAAAAACCCCCTTACGAAGCGCCTACGGTTGTTCCTACAAATAGTTTGCAAGTTCAAGAGAATACTGTAAAAGAGCGTTTCTTTGCTTTTGCTTACAGATATAAATATTTAGATGGCGAGTTTTCTGCTCTTTCTTCATTTAGTAACTATCAGTTCGTGCCTAGTGACTTTGAGCTTGACTTCAATACCCTTGTTAATGAGGGTATGGTTAATGTATTTAACTCTTATCAGATAAAATACAATACAGGAGACAAGAGGGTAACTGATATACAGATTTGTTTTAAGACAAGTAATGATAGTAATGTTTACATAGCTGAAAGCATAAATAAAAAAGACTCAGCATTTCTTGATAACGTAACAAAAACATTTGTTTTTACAAACAAAAAAATATACAAACAGCTACCTCCAGATGAAATTACAAGAATATTTGACAATGTTCCATTAAAAGCACAGGCTCAAGACATTATAGAGGATAGAGTTGTTTTTGGAAATTATACCATACAATACGACCTTAAAGAAAATGAAACTGACGAGGACTTTATAAGGGTTAGCTATAGCTCTTCTCTCGATGCTCAGTCTCAGGAAGGAAATGAATTAACATCATCTTTCCCGTCTACAACTCAAATGACTATTGATTTAACAGATGTTGAGTTGAAAGAAGGATATACTTTATTTTTTAACCCATCATTAGAGTCTGCTGAAGCTGGAACTTCTCCTGACGAATATTTTGGTGGTGAATATGAAGGAACCAATGCAGTAGTTTTATCTCAAACATATTCTTCTGTAAGTGATTTTGCTGCTTCTGATGACCTCACTACACTTCTTGCAGCAGCGTCAAATAATTTTGAAGCTATAGTTACAACTACTCCACCTCCTGACAACATATCAGCTCAGTATGGAGATTTTACTCTTGCTTCATCAACATCTACATCAATTACCATATCTGCACCTACAATAACACATACAATAGATGACACGCCTGGAATACCAGACGATGATGTTACATCTGATGAGGTGGAAATATTTACATATAACGAAAATAATTCTGTAGCTGCATTAAAAGAAAAAACATCAAACTCATCCATAAAAAGCCTCAAGAGTTACGAAGTTGGCCTAGTTTATCTAGACAAACATGGAAGATATTCTTCCGTTATACCATCAATAAGCGAGGTAGGGAAAAGCAACGAAGTGTTTGTTCCTGTTGAGAACTCTGTTACTTTAAACTCATTTAATGTGGAGGTAAATAGCAAACCTCCATATTGGGCGGATAGATACAAATTTTTCGTAAAAGCTTCTAAATCTGAGCACTATAACATATATGCAACTGTATTTTACGAAGAAAATTTATTTAGATGGGTTCTTTTAGAGGGTGGTAATCTAGGTAAAGTAGAAAAAGGAGATTACATAATATGCAAGGCAGATGACGATGGTCCATTGCAGAGAGAAGTTAAGGTAAAAGTTTTAGACGTTACTACAAAAAATGCAGCAGACAATGTACCTGATGACGGCTCTCAGGGTTGGATAAATGGAAATGTAGATGCAGACAACAACCCAATTATAGAACTCCCTGGAACATATATGAAAATAAAGCCTATTGGGTTTACAATGGATTACAATCCATACAACTTCCAAACATACCATAGGAACAAGTATGTTGGTTCGTTTAAGAAAGGAAGAACAATGAATGCGTATGTTCCCGCAGAACCTGAAACAGACAACAGGGGTATTGGAATGTATTTTGCTAATTCTCAATGGAATTACTTGGAGTTTCAACCAGGTTCAAGGATTAAAATAAGATTTGAGCACTGGGAAGGTTTAGATTCGGACAACAATGACTACAGGTACTATGAAAAGGAATTTTTAGTTGGGGGGAGTTATGAAACTGATGAAGACGGAAGCGCTTTTGAAAAATGGTGGGATGCTGAAACAGAATGGTTTTACGACGCTGCGCAAGACTGGTGGTTTGAGCCCACAGACCAATTTAGAGTAAGATTTAATAACAGAGGTAGTTTTGCTGGTGGTGATTTTAGACAAAATATACGTTTAGAAGCAATAGGTGTATTTAAAGGTTATTTTGAGTCCGCAAGACTTATTGGAGACATAAAACTTCAACTGACAAGCGGTGTGACTATATTTGAAACTGTTCAAAAGGAAGATGACAGCGAGGTTTTCTATGAAACAGAGCAGACGTTTAAAATTGAAAATGGGCTTCACAAAGGAAATATACAAGACCAAACATCAACAGACCCAGCTATTTGTAATTTATCTTACTTCAATTGTTTTTCATATGAAAATGGAGCTGAAAGTATAAGTGTAAGAGATGATAGGTTCTCTTACAGATTAGGGTATGATTACAGACCTAACATAATTCTACAACAAGGATACAAAGAACTAAACGTTACTCACGGCCTTATACATAGTGGTTCTTATAACGAGAACTCTGGTTACAATGCACTTAACGAGTTCAACTCAAGTAGAGGTATTACTAAAAACCTAGACACTAAATACGGCTCTATACAAAAATTATTCTCAAGAGAGCGTGATTTAATTGTATTTCAAGAAGATAGGGTTTCTAAAGTTCTGTACGGAAAAACTATACTTACAAGCCCAGATGGAACAGGAAGTCTTTCTCAAATAGAAAGTGTTCTTGGGCAGGACGTACCTTTCTCTGGAGAGTATGGAATATCAACAGACCCAGAGTCTTTTGCTTACTTCGAAGGTAGAATGTATTTTACAGACGCAAATAGAGGTGCTGTTTTAAGACTTGGTGGAGATGGTAT